ATGTATTACGACAATAGATACTTTCTGGCGATCCCTACTGAGGCCAATGATACCAACGATACTTTGCTAGTGTACAACACCGCGCTAGGGGCGTTTGAGGGGACTTGGACTCCCAAGGTAATGCAGTTTGCCTTAACCAATTTCAACGCTGAAGGCTCAAGGTTGATGCTGAAAAATACAACAGGACTTATTAGTAAGTACGCTGGGTTTAAGAGTCCTGCTGGAACTACTTCATCTGATTACGTTGATTCTGGAACATCTTATGAGTCCTTCGTAAGAACCAAAGATTTTGACTTTGGTGATCCTTTTTCCCTAAAATATGGCAGTCACTTTGAGATTGTATTTGATAACTCATTCTCAAGCGATGCGAATGTATTTATCCAGCGTGACGTTGATGTCGGGGATGTCAGCGTTGCTCCCAATATAAACATAGCAAGCTCAACCCTAACCCTGCCATTCACACTGCCAGCCGTCCTTCCGTCCTCGGTTAAAAAGAAGCTTGCCAGCGACCTTCGCAAGTACGAGAAGTGGCGTTTAATCAATATCAAGATTTCCAGTTCAGCAAACAAGATGGCTATCCGCCAGATAATGGCAGCGGCTAACCCAGATACCATTGAGGTGCAGAAGACCATATGACCGCTGTTGAATATATTGAACAAAGCAATGTGCCAGAGGCTATGTGGCCCAACCTGGCTGAGTGGTTTGGCTGGTTTGAGAGGCAAGGCATGGTTGGAATTGTACGCGATAAGGATGGCATAGCTGGGGTGGCTTTGGCTAGGTGCATAAAGGATGGGCAACAGCCTAATCATTATGTGCATAGCGAAGATGGCGAGAATGTATTTGTGGACTTGACGATCTCCTCAAAGGGTGCTAAATCCTTGGGATGCTTGCTGTTGCTCCTAGCGGAGCGTTTTGGTCATCGCAAGCGGATCACATTTAATCGTTCTGGCAAACCAAGGAGTTATGACTATATGAGTTTTATGCGAAAGGCGTTACGCTAATGGGCGGTTCACCATCTATTCCGTCACCGCCTCCTCCGCCCGATCCAATGAAATCGGCACAGGCGAATGCGTTGTTTTATCGATCCTCCCTTGAAACCTATATCGAAAAGTCTCCAGACATTGCTGCGCTTGAGAATGCACTTCGTATCAAATATATGCCCGAACAACGCCAACTGGAGCGTCAGCTTACGGCTGCCGACCAGCTTGCGCAGGTGCAGGCAGGATTACAGATAGAGCGTCAATATGGTGGTCAGCGCACGCTGGAAGGCTTGCGTAGGCAGTATGAATACAGCCCACAAGCTTATTCCCTAAACCGCGCACTAGGCAATCAGCTTACAGCCCAATTTGCCAGAACTTACGGGCAAGTACCACAAGCCTCTGTTGAGCGCGAAGTCGCAATGGGCGGCGGTGTAGCCCCAGTTAATTACACGGCTGGAATATCGCAACCTATCGCTGCTCCTTCATACACGACAAACATTGAAGATGTATTGAAGCGCAACGAAGAAGCCAAGAAGATTACAACCAAAAAGTACCAGGCTGGGGAGATTTAAAATGGCAAGTATATCCACAAGATACAAAATCAATCCTGATGGGACAATTGGAAAAGATAGAGTTCGCAATGACGATACCAAAAATATAATTGAATATCCATACACAGACATATTTGACGCTCAGAATGAAGTTGCAAAAAAACAACAAGAGAGCTTAAACACAATCCGAGACACCTACGAAAAGCGTATTTCCGATGTGACAAGCCAAGAAAATACCCGCAACTCCCTTGCCTCACAAATTCAAGCCTTGACAGGTGGTGTTGGAATGAGAGGCCAAGTCGGTATGCAACCATCAAACCAACCTCCAGCTAACCTTTCGGCTGATGCCAACTTTGGTGCGTCAGACCTATCTACTCGCTTGAATTTTCAAGTTGCAGATCAAGACATTATCAATGACTACAATAATAGTAAGCTTGGAAAGCTCAATAGGATTGTAGAGGATGGCAATTCACAGATTGCTGGGATTACAAGCAGGCTTGAGGCCGCACAGAGTTTATACAATCAGCTTCCTTCTGGTGATGCTAGGGCAGTATCTGCCAGGGTTGCAATTGACCAGCTTAAATCAGACCTAGCCAGCGTGCAGGGTGCAGTCACTAAAGCAGGCCAGCAGATTACAGACTTTAAGCCAGTTACTTCTTCTGACAATGAGGGCTTAAAACAAATCACATCTTTCCGCGAGTTTGCCAAGCTACCCGAACAGCGTGCAAGCGATCAGTTACGCCAGATTGATCCAGATGCGTATAGGACTGCTGTTGGTCTTGGCCGTCAGTATCGCCAGATGGCCACTCAGCCACTAGGCGCGACTACTACTGCACAGACTGAAGACCTTCGCAATACGCTTGAACAAGAAGCATTGAATCAGCTTCGCCTTGGCTCAACCATTGGTGCGGAAGAACGGCGTGGATACGAACAATCCATCCGAGCCGCACAGACTGCCCGTGGAAACATCTTTGGCCTTGGACCAGCAGTGCAAGAAGCTGCACAGCTAGGCGCGGCTGGCGAAGCAAGAAAGCTTGCACGCTATGGTGCTGCACAAAGCTTCCTTGGCTCTGGCGAAACAACTGGTGGTGCTGCTGCTAGGGATTTGGCGTTGCGAGAAGGATTACAGCAGAATAGGCTTGGTGCTGCTTCCAACTTCATCGCAGGCGGACCTTCTCTTTACAACTTGGCTGGTCAGAGGCTTGCACAGCAGAATGCGTCATTCCAGAATTACATCAACGCAAATCAAGCTATGCCTAATCAGTTCCAGACTGGACCTGCTGCAAATCAATTTTATCAGACAACCAATCCTGCAATTCCTGTGCAGTTGGCTAACAATGCTTCAAACATCTATAACACAATGTCTGATTACCAAGCCAAAACATACGGCGCGCAGGTTGGCGCAATTGCAAGCCAGCCAAGCGGTGCGCAACAGTTTGGCGCAATTGCTTCTGGCATTGGTTCGCTTATACCAAACATAAGCATTTAAGGAGATTTATGGGGAAAATTAACCTAGATTTAGCGCAGATGTTTCCACAAACTTTTGGGGATCAAGACGCATTGCGAAGGGCTGCAACTGCCGAACAACTCCAGAATGCCCAATTGCAAAGATACCAGCAAGAAGAGCAGATTCGCCAGCAAACACAGCAAAGGCAGGTTTTGCCATTTGAAGATTTCAAGATTGATGTTAACGGAGAGCAGATACCATTTAAGGCACTTCCTCCAGAGCAGAAGGCTCAGTGGGCTAAACAACGTCAAGTCGATTGGGAATTAGAACAATCCAGAAAGTTTACAAAGCACCAAGCAGATATGGCGAAAGCCGAAGTTGAGCTTGAGCAAAATTTACAAAAGAAAGCAGATATACAATCGGCTAGAAGTGGTTTTATGGGCGGAGAGAAACCTGGTCCAGATTTTCTGCCTGGTGCATTATTTGGAAAACCATACGCACAGCAAACTAGCGACATTGAGAAAAAGATAATGGAAACAGAACAACGCAGAAATGTTGCTGGAGTACAAATGCAGGCGTTACAAGACTCTCAAATGCCTCAAAGTTATGGAATGCCTTCGGTTGCAAAGCCCGCACAACAGCAGCCAGCAACACAGCCGCAAGCCCAGCCACAAACACAGCAAGCAGTTCCTACCTATAAATCAAGAGACGAGGCAATTCAAGGCGGGGCAAAAGCTGGAGATATTGTTTATATTCCAGGTGTCGGAAAAGTAAGGATAAAATAATCCAATGGCAAGTCCCGACTTGGGGTTTGACATTATTGAGCCAGAGGTAAAGGCAGATCAGCAGAATGCTGGCTATGACGTAATTGAGCCAGAAAACGCTAAACCAACGCCTTCGGAATCATTTGAAGTAATCGAACCAGATAGGCAGTACCTATCCCAAATCAAGCGAGACTACGTTTCGCAGGGCGGGAATCCGCTGGATGTATACGCTCCAGAGCGTGCAAACCTACTCACCACCGAGTTTAATAAAAATCTTCAGTCTGGTTTGTCTCAAGAAGAGGCAATGATTAAGGCAACCGATGTCCTAGAAGCCCTTCCTCCAGAGACTAGGCCAGACGGGTCTATATCCGCGGGATACGCTCCAACCGAGGAAGCCATCCAAAAAGGAATGATCCAACCAGCAGCGTTGCCAGCCGTTAGGAAGGCAATGGACGAAGGCGTTCTTACTGTCTCGTCTGGATTCGACAAAGATAAGGGCGTTGGATTTGCGGTTGGGAAGGCCAAGGATGGTCGGGTTGTTCGTATTGAGGAAAAGCCACCAACACTTGTTGGTGCATCGTTAAGGTCGGTTGGAGAGCAAATCATACCTGGTGCTAGTGCTGTTGCTGGCACAATCCTTGGTGGAGTTGCAGGCGCGCCAGCGGGGCCAGTTGGGATACTGGCTGGAGGATTGGCTGGAGGTGCTGCTGGATATAAAGCAGGCGAAATGGGGCAAGCTGGACTTGCAAGAATCTTGGCTGGCGAACAAGGTTACGCTGACTACCAAAGAATGCGTGAGGCTGACATAGCGATGTTCCCAATAACAACAAAGTCGCTTGAGATTGCTGCGCCTATAGCTGTTAGTGCTGGGCTTGCAGGACCAACAAGAGCTATTGATAAATTTCAACAATTGTTGCAACCCAAAGCTGTCCCGTCATTGCAGGTAAAGGCACAGCCGTCAGAGGTTATTGGGACTATCGAAGGCCAGCAACCAATTCGCCCAGGCGTAGTTGGCGAGGCTGGATTTGAGTCTGGAACAGTACGGCCAGAGTTTAAGATGCCAGAAGTTCCAGAAGGATCTAAAATAGCTAGGACGGCTGAAAGGGTGTTGAAATCTGAAAAAGCACCAGAGCCATTCAAGGCAGAAGTTGCGCTTCAGCCAAATACGATAAGACCAAATACTCCACTTGCAGCGATTAAAGAAAACCTTGAAGAACTATCCGATGACGAGTTGAATGTAATTGCAAGAAGAGGCATCTCATCCTCATCTTACGAAGAGTCGGAAAGAGTGGGTGCAAATGCAATACTTGCGGCAAGACAAATTGACGCAGATCCAGCATCTGCTGCAATTAACTGGAATGAACTTACAAAATCGGGTTCTTTTGGAGGAGTATTGTTAAGAAATTTGCAAGAATATTTGAATACTCCTGCTGGATATTTGGCAACCATATCAAAGGCAGCAGAGGCAGCAAAAAGAAGTGTGCCGCAAAGCGTGAAAGATAATGTTCTTCGATTATTCAATGCAAGCAAGGAAGCAAAAACTAAGTTAGTTGAAGCAGAGAAATTTTACAGATCAAATCCAACGGACAAGGCAGCCATTGAAGCTGAAAACGCAAGGAATGTAGCCGCAAAAGCCGCAACTAAATTGCAAAGATACTCGGATAGTATTCTTCCTAAAAAAATTCTTGGAGAAACACTTCCACAAGCCATACAGCTTACGCTATTAAGTCCGTTATCTCTCGTTAAGAATCCAGTATTTAACGTAGCCAGAGCAGTAGGCCAGCTTGGCGTGAGGTCACTGGCAAACGCTGGAGATGCGGTAATAAGCTATGTAACCAAGCAACCAAGGACGATGACGCAATCTGCGCTCACAACAAAAGGCGCAATGATTCGTGGTGCTGAAAAGACAAAGGAAGCAATTAGGGCATTCTTGGGTGAGGGCATTCCAGCGTCATCTGCTTTGGCTGGAGAAGGAGTTAAGGGATTTACCGTATTCAAATCTCTTGCTCAAGCATTCACGGGCAAGGATATGGTCACAAATGCAAAAGGTAATATTGCTCTTATTGATCGAGTGCGGAAGCTTGCCGAGGGAATAATTGGTTCATATACAGAACCAGTAGGAAGGGTATTGACACTTGGTGACGTTCCAGCAAGAGGGTTTGCAGAAGGCAGACTTCTTGCAGAGCAAGCTATTTTAGCTGGTAAATCACCAAAGCAAGTTTTAGCAAGCGTGAGATTTCCCAAGAAGACAGAGTTAAGGGGAATATCAAACAAGGCGGCGGAGGCAACATTCCAACAAGACACAAAACTTACAGCAGTAGTTGGTGTTGTTGCAAATGCTGTAAAAAGCATTCCAATTGTTGGCCCACTTACTAAAGCAGTTATTGCTCCATATACGAGGACCCCAGTTAATGTTGTTACTGATGTTGTTGATGTTGCAGTACCAGGATTGGCGTTTTCTAAAAGCGCGTATTACGCAGTTAAGGGAGACAGAAAAAAATCACTCGAAGCTGCGGCAAAAGGAATAGTTGGGACAGTAATTGGAGGTACGGCTGCTGCCTTGTATCGCGCTGGAGTTATTACTGGATCTGCCTCGAAGTCTGCAAAAGAGCGTGGAATCCAATACGAAACACAGCCTCCTAATACTATCAATATGTCTGGATTAAATAGACTATTGAATGGCGAAGATCCTGCAATCCAAGATGGAGATGAGATAAAGAGTTACGAGAATTTTGGTTATCTTGGGACAATCTTTAACGTCTATGCAAATGTATTAAGCAAAAATGAAGGCTCTGGATTGCTTGAGGATGTTCTTGATGTAACCCTTAAAGGCTTGCCGTCAGTTGCAAGCTATACACTCAACCAAACATTCTTGAAGAGTACAAACACTCTTCTTAATGCAATTTCAAAAGAAGATTACGACAGCTACTTAGAATCATTATACGGTACAATCTCATCAATCCCATTCCCAAACACATTGCAAGCCTTCAATAAGGCAAGCCGCGAGAATATGGTTGACCCCAAAACAGATGACAGCTTGCAACTATTCGCCAATGTTCTTAAATCGAAGATGCCAGAGTTTGCACGCGAGGCTATTGGCGCAGAAGAGTTGCCACTCAAAAGAGATATGTGGGGGAATCCAGTTAAACAGACTCCAGAAGGAGCAAATCCGTTTCTATACAATTTTCTTGATTTCACAAGGTCAAGAGTAGTTCCGAGCGATGAATCCAACCTTGCCCTATATAGGTTATGGAAGGAAACTGGAAATGCCGATGCGTTGCCATCTGTTCCATCAAGGAATGTTATGGACAAAAAAATTACTTACCAGCTTGATCAGAACCAGTACGCAATTTACCAAGAATATGTCGGCCAAAGAAGAAAGGCTCTTGTGGACAATCTATTCCAAAGTGCAACATTTGATGGAATGGATGCAGATTTCAAAATTAAGGCCTTAGAAAAAGCGTATGAGCGTGGTGCTGAAGATGGCAAAAGGCAGTTCCTAAAATACAATAGGGATTACTTAACCCCAAAGGAGAAATAAAATGGAACGCTACGAAAAGATGATGCGGGCAAGCATACCGAAGCCTAGTGTTGCTCCAGTTCAGCAGCCAATTGTACGGCAAGCACAACCAATCAATAATCAAATTGAGAATGTCGCGCCAGAGCAGCCCAAAGCTGATCTTGGTTATGATGTTATTGAGCCAGAAGCTAGGGAGTCTGGCATTGATTTAATAAATGCAGCTAAAACCACAGTAAATTGGGAAGGCCGAAGGGATAAAAAAGGCAATCTTTCGGTGTATGCCTTGCCTGCTGGTGATATGGGTGGAGATTACGAGGTAGCTGGGATCAATGACAGATACCATCCAGAAGCATTCAGAAAAATTGCGGGATTGCCAGCCCAAGACAGGGAAGAAGCAGCCGCAAAATATATCAGCGAATACACAGCACCTCTCGTATCGAAGCTTCCACAAGCAATCCAGCCATTCGCCCAGGATATGGCGTTTAATAGAGGTATGGGCGGGGCAACAAAGTATCTCCAAGAGGGACTAAACTCGCTGGGAGTAAAGGTTGCAGTTGATGGAGCTATTGGGCCAAAAACTCTTGCTGCTATTGGAGTAGTAAATCCAAAGCAACTTATGATTGCGGCGAGCCAAGCGCAATTGAACGATGAAAGAGCTAGGGCTGGTGCTGACCCAAGGAGAAAGAAGTTTATTGTTGGTCTTGAAAATAGAATCAACAATAGGCTTAACGCATTTGGAGGCGGTTAGTTATTCTGAATCGTCCTCAAACACATAGGTTGATCCAGCCGTTCCAGAATAATATTGACCAACTTGCACCTTTGTCCCATTTGAGCCGTAAAA